CCATCCTTTTGATGTACGGAATCAGTGCCATTACTCACCCACCTTGGTTCTTCACAGCGAATATCATTATCAGTCCATTCATCACTATCCCATTGTTTCAGATAGTCAATAACAGCATCTCCATTAGCATCAGTAAAAACAGTACCATACTCTTTACCATCGTATAGTTTATTACATTCGTCCAGCATATCTCCGTACTGGACATCAATTACAATTCTATAAAGCTTTCGATTTTCCATTGAACTTAAATGCGGCATAACTATCTTTTCTTATTGCGTTTACGATCTCTTCTTATTTGTTTCTTATTGCGCCCACTTTTAGTGGACGAACCTTTATATGCAGGAGGAACCCGTCTCCACGGAGTCGATTTCTCTTCATAGTCTTCTACTCTCTCAAAATAGACAGTAGGTGGATTTTCAAATAATATCATATTCATTTTTGCACCGTTTTGAGGGTTAATATTTCTTCCCATGCATCTTCTCACGAAGTTGGTTATACTTCATTTTCTGCTCGATGTGCCAAAGCAGGTCTATATCTAAATACTTGGCAAGCCCGAAGATTGATAGTATCATATCATTCACGGCTGTAGGAAAATCAAATATTCCGTCATACCTAACAGGAAGTGTAGAGATGAAATAGATTGATTCGGTGAAAGTTTCGTCTTTACAGGCTTCTGCCATATCTTCAATACAGTCATCAATATCCCCGTTGGCAAGTTCAAGGCTTATTCCTCGAAGTCCTGCAAGGTCAAGCAAGCGGATTACAGCATCGGCTAACTCTTCCTCAATTGAGCCTTTTATATTTTCATTGTATGCGACTTCATAACCACGCTCTTTGGGAATGTCTGGGTCTAATCCTTGACAAATGCGGCTGTTAGCAATCTTCTTATTATACCGATCAACATTGGCTCGTTTACCTTTTCTATCAGCTTCAACAGCTTTCATGAGTTCGGATATTACAAGGCAAAAACAATGTTCGTTACTCAATTCTTGATCGTGGAAGCCGTGCTCACAAGCGGTTTTATATGCCCCATCACGGAGGGCGTTCAAATCTATTTTACTCATATCTTATTTGTTTTATACTATTAATATTATCCTTTTTTCTATACGAAGTAAGTTGTGATTTGTGTCAGGGGCAAGCCATACAAGATACCATTCCCCTTTTATAAATCCTTTCCACATTTTACCTTCGTATCTTCCTGTAGGTATTGAAGTCGAATATTCTTTCAGTCCCTTAAACGTTTGTTCACTCATAAGTGCATGGGTATCGTCCAATTCAATAAATCTTCTGTGAGGTTGTTGCCAATGTTTCCCTAATGGATCAGTAATTGGCGGTATTATCTGTTCTCCGTTCATTTCTTGACCACTTAAAATTACCAAATCCTGATATCATAGTCTCTAAAATAATCTTCCAGTTCTTTTAGTCCTTCCAAACTGTGCAGTCCACCCTCGCCAACTACTTCAATATCAACAGATACTTCATAGTCTGTTTTAATACTTACCTTTGAGTTATTGAAAGTTTTTCTCACGCATTCTAAAATGCTCGAAGAATCAGTACCATTTTTTACTATATTTAGTATCATCGCTTTATAGATTTAAGATTGTTGGTTTTCAAACTCCATATAAAGGCACTCAGATATATCTGACTGGAAATTATAAGATATTCCATGTGTACCAAAGGTCTCAAAGAACCAGTCAACAAGAAAGTCCCGGTCCTCATTAGTTTGTTCGCTGTCTTCACCGGCATCTAATCTAGCGATCATGGCATTTACAAGAGGTGTGTCGTATGTAACCTCTCCATAAATATGATAAGGATAGTCATAATCAATGTTATTAAAATTACCACAGATCCTATGGTCCGGATTATGCAGGTATTTCTTCATATCAGAATTAAACTGCCAAGCCATTTCATTGCTCTTATCTTCCAGATACTTATCCGAAAAGTTCTCCATGACAAAATCCTTATTTTTATCATCAACCATGCTTTCACGTGCATCTTTGAGAATTTGACAAAGGCGTATCGCCATATTGTCAATATTTATATACTTCTTTTCTTCCATTTGGTCTTTATGTTTTAAAATAGCCATATTCTTTCGCAATTAACATATCCATAATTGGTGTAACTTATTTTGTTAACCAGTATTACGTCATTATCATGGAAATCATGCCAACCATGTTTGTTATCATGGAAAGCAACTATAACCAGATTATACGTGAGGTTATATCCAATTATGGTACAATCCCAATTATTGATAACCCCTTCTCTACCTACATATTTAAGTGCATATTCTTTGGCTGTTGACATTACTATTTTATCTGAAGTTGAAGATTATCATTACCATAAGAATACATCATTACGGAAGCTCCACAAGGAGCATTTTTGCCAGCATGGAAACATCTTACACCTATTTCACGAAGTTTCTGAAAAGCGTCCAATGATTGATTTTCGTTTGGAAAATGCAAATCAATAGAACTACCAATATCCACATGCTGTACCTGCAAGAACACTTTGTTTTTGTGATTTAAGACTATTACATCCATATTATTCATCGTTTTCTTGTTCACGTCTATATTGTCTGTATCTATCGTATGCTTTAAATGTCTCTGCTATAGTTTCAGAGAGATCTTCAAATTTTAGAGGAGTAATTTTTGCAAAATATGCAATCCCTTTAGTTGTATAACAACAATTTGTTACAAGCC